TGTAGAAATGTCTAGGGTTAGGCTCATCAGGTCTTGTGCTGCTTGCACATCTTTGGTGCCGCGTACAAGTGCAGCCATTGCTGGGCGTAACTGGTCATCTGCTACGCCTGTAGCGCGTGACATTGCGCCAATGAAATCTTCTGTTTGTTTGACTTGTGCTGCACTGGCACCAGCACTGTTTTCTAATGCCAGGGCTAGTTGAGTTTGCGCTGCTGCGTCTTCCATTGCGGCTTTGGTGGCGTCACCTAATGCAAATGCCAAACCGCCAATGGCAGCTGCTGCAGGTATGGCCGCTTTTTTGATAGCAAATTGGGCTTTGGCGCCTACGCCTTCAAGTTGTTTGAATTGTTTGATGGCTTGTTTGACGCCTTTGCCATCAAATTCGCTAATGATGGGAATAGACAGGCTCACAGGTTCACCTGGCCCTGTATCTCATTTATTGTTCTCAATATCATTTTTTCCATCTCGCCTTCAATATCACGCCTGGCTTTGTAGACCGCTGGCCCAATGATACGGGTTCGACCTGGTTGACCTATGGCAAAGCCTTTTGACGTGGCCATAGCGTCTAACGATGTTGCCAAATTGTTTGGGTTTCGGCGGCCTGCTACTTCAAACACTGCAGCGCCCACATCTTTTTGTTCAATCAAAATGACGCCCACAGCATTGCGTCTGGTATCAAATCGCATTTTGACGCCTGCAGCTGCTTTGCCCAGATCAAATGGGAAGATGCGCCGGCCACGTTGTGCCCAGGCTCTGCCCATGCCAGATAGCGGAAATTGACGGTAGGCGGCTTTTCCTGCGTTGATTGCTGGTTGGGCTATTTGGGTGGCTTCTGCTTTGAAGTCTTTTTGCAGCTGGGGGTCGATTTTGCGTAAAGAATTGATTGTTTCTTTTAGGCCAGCCACCTGCACTGTTGTTGAAACATTTGCCACATCAACGCCTTTTGTTTTCTTTATTGATCACACTAATGATGGTTTGCACATCACGGGTGTCAAATGGTATTTCATGCGGCCAAAACCCTGTCACAAATAGGATTTGTGCTAGTTGGTATCGGTAGTGGCCGCGTCCGTAGGGTTTGGGTTTGTCTCATCCACACTGCTGATTTCGCAATCAGGATGATTTTGCAACCATTCGCGCCACGTTGGTTCAGGCGCTAAATGGTTCAATCCTGTTTGTCTCAGCATGGTATATGCCCAGCAAACTAGGTCAGTGACGCCTATGCCGCGCCCATCGCTTATTTTGCGGCCTTCTGTTCGTTCCCACTCTGCAATACAAAACAGATTGGTAGTTACTTCAATTGGGCCTGTGCCGCTGCCGTTTTTCATCAATGCAGCTAGACCGCTGTCTGGTGTAATTCTCAGTTTTATTTTCATGGCTTTCTTTCTGTGTCGGGCCAGTGTTGGCCAGGTTTATGCGACTGAATAAGAACCGCCAGTAAAGGTGATATCAATTGTTGACATCTCACCCAAACTGGCAGAAATCACAGGCATGCTTTCAAGGTAGCAATTTGCCAAAGTGAACACTTTTGTCACTGCACCATCAATGACTGTGGCAACCACAGTGGTTTGGGTGCCAACTAATGCTGCAAGTGTCGCATAGGTTTCACTGGCAATGTAGCTTTGAAAAAGGGTCATGGTCACTTCATTATTGAACAACCCGCCTTTATTGACTCTGGATGTATCTGCCAGCGTGGTCACATCCAAACTTTCTTTCAAGTTCGTGAAAGTGATGCCGGTGCATTGATCGACTAGCGAAACGCTGTTCACGGTTAGGGCGCTTAGATTGCTAAGAAAAACTGATGTTGCCATTGCTACTTCTCCTCTGGGTCACTTTTAGTTTTAGCAGATTTCGGTGCCTTTTGTACGGATATAAAACCGCCAGCAATTAGGGCATCCACGTTTATGCCTGTGGCGGCTGCCGTTTCTGCATCGTATTCTTCGCCTATTTTGCCCAGTTTTTCGCTTTCAATAAAGTGTTTCATACTGTCGCTTTCATGTTTACGGTCATTTCATAGGCTGGCATTAGCACCCCACCAATTTCAATACTGGTTGGGCGGCCATCTGTAACAGCCACATTTGCTGAAAGCACTTTGGCCATAGTGTTTAGCAGGCTGCGTTGTGCATCAAGGTTGTATGGCCCCAGGGTGATGATCTGCACTGGGAATGTGAGCTGCACAGCTTTGTTGGTCATGAATGGGGTGGTGAATGATGGGGCATTGATTAGGCAGCAGGGTGCAGCGAGATTGCGGGGGTCAGTGACCACAGTGAGGCCTGTCACGGTATTCAGTTTGGCTGCTAGATCGTCTAGCGCTTCGTTGAATAGGTCTGTGTAGGCAACTGGCATGATCAGGCCACAGCAGGGCGGTCGATGCCCAGCAACTGTTTCACCATGCCAGATAGTGCTACTGGTGGGGCGCTTTGCATGTTGTCAAATGATGCGAAACTGTCAACACTGCCGCGCTGACGGTATAGGGCGCCCCCGTACATGATGGTGCCTAACGTGACATCACCAGATGGGCTGGTGGTCAGGCTGTCAAAATAGCCTGCTTCCTGCCGGCGGCGGTAACAGAATTGATTGGCAGCTGACGCGCATGATGTCAAAAATGCGGCATCTAATGCGCTTGCTGTTCCTATTCCTAACCAGTCTTCAATGTTGGTGCTTGTAATCCACGTGCACACTGGTGCATAGGTGACAGTGCCAGGGCTTGCTGTGCGTACAACATCGCTGCCAGTGCAAGCAAACAGCACCTGATTTTCAATAATTACTTGATAATTGAAAAGCAAATCGCCTTCAGTGTCGATGCCTAAAAATTCATAGTTTGGGCAATCGTAAACAGTAAAGGTGCCATTGAATGGTGCACCAACGCTGGCAACGGTGATGGACTGCCCTACTGCAATATCTGTGGGGGTCAGTAATTGCAGTACGGCGTAGTTGTCCGTCAGTTGTTTATGGGTAACAGTGAAAACAGCCATTGGCGGTAGGCCGCCTTTCGACTAGGCGACTGTTACGGATTGAACGAAACGTGAACCTGCTGTGGCGTCTGTTGCATCCTGGAAGAATGTCGCAAAGTAGCCGTAGTAGGCAAATGTGCGGCCCAACAAATCTGGGTTGTCAACTGACATGATGCCGCGTACTTGTTCGTAAAATTCGCAAGCAGGGGCGTGAACCACAAGGAATGTGCCGGCAGACAGGTTGGCGTCTACCAAAATTTCCAAGCCCATTGGGTTCATGCCTGACCAAGATGCAGCTGAACCTGCACCCAAAGTGTTTTGACCAATCAGGCCTGGTGCACCAATTGCTGGAAACAGTGGGCGCTTGTCTGCGTCTAACTGGCTGCCCAGTTTTTGCCATACGTCTACAGAAACGACAAGATGAGTTGCAAACAAGTTGGTGCTGTTGCTGATGTTGTAAGCACAACCGTACAGCGCATTCATCAATCCTGTTGGGTCACCTGTTGTTACTGTCCAGGTAAAACCGCTGGTTTGTTTTGCAGCCAAAATTGCAGTACATGCCAAAGTGTCGGTGGCCTTCAGATACTGCCCACTGAGGTCTGTCAAAATTGTGTTCATTGCTTCGGGCGAGGTCATGTCCATATCTTGTTGGGAGACAAAAACTGACCCAGCTACCGTACTTTTTGTGACGGAATTTGCGCTAAGCGTCATTTTCTGACTATCAACCTGTGCGCCTTCAGTTTGTACTGCAGCTGAAGTGTGCTGGGTGATGATTGGTCGAATAAATGTTTTCTGTGGTGCTGCAGGCATTGCGCGTACGCCGATACCTGAAACTAGAGGCCTGATGAAGTTGTAATTTTGAAAAACAGGTCCCAGCACGATGTTGCTGAGCAAGCCAACGGTGTCAGTGGTGAGGTCCTGAGCGCTTGCCGCTTGCAATGCTGTCTGATTTTTTGCGGCATTGATTTTTACTGCTTCGTTGACTTTGCGGAATGTGTCGCCACCAATGTGGTATGCGGCCATAAATTCGCCTGGGGTTGGCATAGCAAATTCACGTTTTGCTTGTGCAAAAAGTGGTGTGGTTGGCGTGGTTGCTTCCACAACTTCTGCTGGTGCTGCTACTTCTGACATGGTTTGTGTCTCCTCTATGGGTTCCTGTATTTCAGTATTGCTGATTTCTTCTGGCTCTTGGTGGATACTTGCGGCCACGTCTGTGATCATTGCACCAGCAAATGCCGGCACTGGCACCATTGACAATTCAACCCAGTCAGCTGCCAAAACTCTTAGGGTGCCGTCTTTGTCAAATTTTGATTTGGTCACATTTACGCCAACACTAACACTGTCTAAAACGCCATCAAGGGCAAGGGTCAACGCCGTATCGGCCTGGGGTACCTTGCTAAGTTTGGCGGTAAACATCATGCCTTCTGGGGTTTCAGCCCGTTCAGTAACTATGCCAATGGCCTGGGTGCTGTCGTGGTTCATAAACAGGCGGGGTGCTTTGCCGTCTACTGGCAGGCTGCCTGGTTCAAAAATGACTTCGGTGCCGTCTGAAACTATTGCTGCCACGTTGTAGGGCACTGCAATGCCCATGATCTCGCGGCGGCTTTCTTCGCCTTCGCC